TTGCAGAGGCCAAGAGCCGGGTTGACATCGACATTGTGGAGTTTGTTGAACGCCTGAATGGATCGTCGTACACGGTCTGCTTCAGCGACAAAGCAAACTTCAGGAAGATGGTTTATCCCGAGTACAAGGCCAATCGTAAGGATGTCCGCAAGCCTGTGTGTTTCGCGGCGCTCCGGGAGTACGTCCAAGAGTGTTGGCCGTGCGCGACGTGGCCCAACCTTGAGGCCGACGACGTGATGGGAATCATGGCGACCACCCCCAAGAAGGACGTCGTGATTGTCTCGGCTGACAAGGACATGCGGACAATTCCGGGCAAGTGGTTCAACCCGAACAACCCGGATGCGGGTGTTGTTGAGGTGAGTCGAGCAGATGCCGACCGAACCCATTTGATGCAGACCCTTACTGGAGACCGCGTGGACGGGTACCCGGGTTGTCCAGGAATCGGTCCAGCTCGAGCCGAAAAGATCGTTGATGGGGGGTGGGATGCGGTTGTTGACACCTACGCCAAGGCCGGCCTGAATGAATCGGTCGCGTTGGTGCAGGCCCGCATGGCCTACATCCTGCGGAAGGGCGATTACATCAAGCGTTCATCGCGGGTGCGTCTGTGGACTCCGAGAAAGGCAGCAGCGTGAAGAGCGATTCCTGGGTTGAGATTCATCTCCCTTCGTGGGAGACAACCGTTCGTGTTGAGGGGCATGACCGCGAGCGGGATGGAGACCTTCGATGCAAGTTTGATTTCAACTTCGGCGATTACTACGCCTGCCTAATGATCTCAAAGATGGGGCCAGACGGAAGTGACCAGCACCTTGCGTCGGTTGACCTACACATCGACCAGCTCAAGATGATCGCCGAGATTGCGTCTCGGGTTGGCCTAGGGATGGGGGGCTCCGATGAGTGATGGGTGCTTTTGCGCGTGGCGTACTGACCCTATTGAGAAGCTGTGTCGCTACTGCCGCCCCTTGCGTGAAGACCTTGATGAGTCACGGCGACTTGAGGCGGACCTTGAGGCCGATGCTCATCAAGAGGAGGACGGCAAGTGAGCGACTTTCCATCACCGTCTGACATCGTCAACCGCCTGCGAACGAACCGCGACTGCCTCGCGCCGTGCCTCATGGACGAGGCCGCCGATGAGATTGTGCGCCTTGAGCGCGTCGTGCTGGACCTGATTGCGGAGCGCGACGAGGCGAGACGAGAAGTGTGTGAATGGGTTGAAATGGACGGAGCAACGAATTCCAAGGAGGAGGCCGAGTTGCGTGGTTGGGATTGCTTCAAGGAGGACGGCAAGTGAATGACCCCGGTGACGAGCACAAGCACCGCCAGGACGGCATGACCCTAAAGGACTCGGGTGCCCGTCAGACCTGGGACACGGGTAGCCGTCGGGACACCCGAGACGGTAAGGGGAGGTTCGACCTCCTGCCGTGGGAGGTCGTCTGGGCCGACGCGAAGTACATCGAGCTGGGCGCGAAGAAGTACGGCGACCGTAACTGGGAGAAGGGCCAGCCGCTCTCCCGTTACCTCGATTCGGCCTGCCGCCACCTTGCGAAGTACATGGCTGGACACCGAGATGAGCCGCACCTGTTGGCTTGTCGATGGAATCTCGCGGCGTTCATTTGGACACTTGACCGGATCAAGGAGGGGCGCCTTCCCGTTTCGTTGGACGATATTGGGGAGACCTCCGGGGCACCTATGGACAACCATGGATGACCTACCGCTGATCCACCCCGCAATGGTGGACGCATTGAAGAAGAGGTTCCCTGTTCCGGTGCCCAAACTTGACGACTCAGATCGTCAGGTTTGGTTCCGCGTTGGGGCTTGGTCTGTCATTCAATTCCTCGAGAAGACATCCAAGGAACAACAGGAGAAGACCCGTGTGCAGCCCGAGCATTCCTAAGCCGGTTCCCCCGCCGCCTCCGCCGCCGGCTCCGGTGAAGATGACTGAGTCCATGACGCCCACGGCGGCGACCCGGTCGAAGCGACGGAAGGGCGGCTTCGGGCTTGACCTCCTGACGATCCCGATGGGCGAAGCCGGTGGTACCGGGGCCCAGATCCCGGGCACCTAAAGAAATCAATGGAATCAGCCAAGAGCCTCTGGCTTCATCTCGAAGCCGGGAAGATGTCGTATGTCAACCGGGCGCGGGAGTGTGCCGCCCTGACGCTCCCCTTCGCGTACCCGCCGGCAGGGTCGGGTTCGGTCACGGCGCTTCCCACCCCCTACAACAGCCTTGGTTCGCGGGGTGTGAACAACCTTGCGGCCAAGCTGCTCCTGAGTCTGCTCCCCCCGAATACTCCGTTCTTCCGGTTCACCATGAGTCGGGAGGCAATCCGGCAGGCGGATTCGCAGGAGATGCTCTCCGAGTTGGACTATGCCTTCTCCGAAATGGAGCGGGAAATCATGGATGAGATTGAGGGGATGCAGACGCGGCCCGTCATGTATGAGGCCATGCGCCATCTCCTGATCGCGGGTAACGGTCTCCTTGAGCTCAACACCGATGGCAAGTGGCGGTTCCGGGGGCTTGAGAACTACTCGGTTGAGCGGGATGCCTCGGACAACGTGATCCACCTTGTCACCAAGGAGACGGCGTCGGTCAAGGCGTTGCCCCCGGATATCCGTGCGCTTGCGGTGGAGCAGTACGGTGACTCTCAGCGGGAGATTGACGTCTACACCGCCGTCTGTCGCCGCGAGAAGGGGTTTGAGACGTGGCAGGAAGTGCTTGGAATGGAGGTTCCTGGGAGCCGCCGAACCTACTCCACGGATGATCTACCGTACATCGTTCTCCGCTGGAACCGGGTGGCAAACGAGGATTACGGCCGTGGTCTCGTCGAGGAGTACCTCGGTGACCTCATCTCCCTCGAGGCGCTCACTCGGAGCATTGTCGAGGCAAGTCTGGCAGCATCCCGAATCCTGTTCCTGGTGAACCCCAACGGACTCACCGCAGCACGGACCTTGCAGGATGCTCCGAATGGCGCCATCCGCGAAGGCAACCCGGAGGACGTTGGCGTTCTTCAGGTGGAGAAGTACAACGATTTCCGAGTGGCTCTTGAGACCATGAATGGGATCAAGGAGCGGCTCGGTCAGGCGTTCCTCTTGAACACGTCGGTCCAGCGCGGAGGAGAGCGGGTAACCGCTACTGAGATTCGCGCCATGATTGCCGAGCTCGAGTCGAGCCTCGGCGGTGTGTTTGCAACTCTGAGCGAAGAGTTGAGTCAGCCGTTGGTGACTCTTGTGATGAACCAGATGCTCCGCAAGAAGCGGGTCCGCCGGCTTCCCAAGGGTGTTGTCCGGCCCATCATCGTCACGGGGCTGGATGCACTCGGGCGTGGGCAGGACCTCCAGAAGCTCGACATCTTCCTTGCCGGGATCCGAGACGCGCTTGGGCCGCAGGTTGTCGCTCAGTACCTCGACGTGCAGGGCTACCTCGTCCGCCGCGCCTCGAGTCTTGGATTGGACCTCAACGGTCTCGTCAAGAGCCAAGAGCAGATGCAGGCCGAGGCGCAGCAGGCGCAGCAGCAGGCCATGACGGAGAAGCTCGGGCCCTCGGTGATCCAGGGTGGAGCGAAGTTGATCGGGCAGCAGATGCCCCAGGGACAAGGAGCAATGAATGGCTGAATCGACCCCGGTGTTTACGACTGACCCTTCCACGGGCCCCAACGACGCGGCGTACATCGCCCGCGCTGAGGCCGCAGCCCAGCAGGCGGCGCAGGCCAATGAGCCGGCGGGCGACTTCGGTGACGCAGCTGCATCGGCTTCCCAGCCGCCGGCTGCCCCGGAGCCGCCCGCACCGCTTGCGGGAAAGTTCAAGGACGCTCAGGAACTCGAGAAGGCATACCTTGAACTTCAGAAGAAGCTCGGGTCCTCTGAGAAGCCCGAGGAAGAGCCGGGTGAGTCTGCGGAGAAGCTCATCGGGACGGAGGCTCTTGACTCGTTCGTGTCTGAGTTCCGGACATCAGGCGCTCTTTCAGAAGAGTCCTACGGCAAGCTCAAGAACTTTGGCCTGAGCAAGCAGGTGGTAGACGCCTACATCGAGGGGCAGAAGGCCCTCGCTGATCGCCAGGCCGAGGCGGTTTACGCACAGGTGGGTGGGCGGGACTCATATCAGCAGGTGATTGAGTGGGCCTCCTCCTCGCTGTCCGCAGACGAGCAGGAGGCATTCAACGGAATCATGGCATCCGGTGACATGAAGGCCGCAGCCTTTGCCGTCAAGAATCTCGCGGTCAGGTTCGCTGCCGAGGGCGGACAGCCGGTCCGAATTGAGGGCAAGGCGGTTGCCACCCCCGCAGGATTCCGAAGCAAGTCGGAGATGGTTTCGGCCATGCGCGACCCCCGATACCAGCGTGATCCGGCGTATCGGCAGGAAGTCGCCCGGAAGATGGCGTCGTCCCAGTTTGTCTCCGACTGATGATTCGGATCGTCCTCCTTGCCGTGCTGCTTTCCGGGTGTAACCCGGTTCAGCGCATCGCGGTGTCTTCCAACTCAATCCGGGAAGAAGCCCGTGAGTTGGTTATTCACGGAGAAGAAATCGGGGACGACGAGGTTGTCTCAAGGGCAAGCAAGATTGATGGGCTCGCCGCCGGGATTCACAAGGAACTCCCGAACGTCCAGAACAAGCCGTCTGACCTTATGGACTTCCTGAAATGGGCAGCCATCGCCGCGGTGCTGATCGCCGTGGTGGTGTTGCTGGCTCAAACCGGGATTGGCAGCGGGATTCGAGCCGTGCTCGGGTGGATTCCTCGCAAGACCAAGGCCGACGCGACGCTGGCAGCGTCAGCCCTTTCGCAAGAGAAGCCAGAAACCATTAGGGAGTGGATTGCCGCCAAGAGGGCGGATCCGCTCTGGGACCGGGCGTTCAAAGACGCCCAGAAGGAGATCAAGTGATGCTCACCGAAATCATGGTCGCTGCGTTCGTGTTTGGTGCCGGTGCCGGTTTTGGCTACTGGCTGTGCAAGACCAAGAAGTTCAACTTCTGATCGACAGCAAAGTGGAACTTTGACTTCTACTTTGTTGCTGTTGGTTATCAAATCGGATAACCACCGACAAACCGAAACAACTGCCGCTCCGTGGGAAACCACGGATCGGTGATTCACGCTTCATTGCGGCTCAGGCAGGGCCGTGATGATGAGGTCCGGGAAACGTCACCCCGCATCCGCTGAGGCCCCCTGAGGGGGACACCCTCGCGTCGATGCCGGTTGTCGAACGGGCTGACCCGTACTGCCATCGCATCGTAATCACAAGGAGTCACCACAATGGCTGGTGAGTTCAATTTCACGGGGAACCGTCAGGGCGCCAACAACGCCGGTTCTGACAAGCGCGAGCTGTTCCTCAAGGTTTTCAGCGGAGAGATCCTCTCCAACTACGAGACCAAGCTGGTTCTCGCTCCCCTCGTCCGCAACCGCACCATCGCGGTTGGTAAGTCTGCCACCTTCCCCATCTACGGCAAGGCGACCGCCAAGTGGCACACGCCTGGCGACAACATTCTTGAGGCCGCCTCGGGTTACCTCAACGACTTCAAGTTCGGCGAGCGCGTCATCAACATCGACAACATGCTGACCGCCAGCACGTTGATCCATGACGTCGATGAGCTGATGAACCATTGGGATGTCCGTGGTCCCATCGCAACGGAACTCGGCTACTCGCTTGCCCGCGCCATGGATGGCTTTGCCATGCGTACCATGATCGCGGCTTCGCTTGCCTCTAGCCCGATTTCCAACACTTCTGGTAACGGCACCGCGCTGGCTGGCGAGACCATTACGACTGGTACGGCCAATTCGGTGACTGGCGCACAGATTGTTGATTCGCTCTTCACCGCGCAGGAGAAGCTCGACAACAAGGACGTGCCTGAGCAGGGTCGCTTCTGCATCGTGCGTCCTGAGCAGTACGGCTCGATTATGACGGCTGCGGCCGACCGCGCTGTTCGTTTCTCGAGCGACTACGGCTCGGGTGTCGGCGACGTCTCCAAGGGCACGGCTTCGGGAATCGAGATCGCCGGGTTCAAGGTGCTCAAGAGCAACCTGTTCCCGCGCGACACGGGTGCCGAAAACTCCAACGCTCTGTGGGCTGCCGGCGGTGGCTCTCAGGCGAACATCGCCAACGATGTCTTCGGTGCGGCTGGCGTCGGCTACGGACCCGACGGTACGGCTGGTGTGGACTACTGGGGCGTCTGCGGTCACGCCGATGCCATCGGTTGCGTCAAGAAGCTCGATGTCTCGACCGAGATGGAGCGCAAGATCGAGTATCAGGGCACCCTGGTCGTCTCGAAGCTCATGGCTGGCTTTGGCATTCTCCGTCCGGAGTGCGCCATCGGTCTCAAGTGGAGCTGATAGCGGTCTGACTACCTAACCAATCACCGCCTGCCCGGGGAAACCCGGGTAGGTGGATTCACTCCTTTCCTCCCTCCCGGCCTCCCGGGGGATCACTCCCCCGGGGGGCTATCAGGAATCCCATGAACGAAACATCCCGGCTCCAAGCGGTCAACACGATGCTCTCCTGCATCGGCGAGACCCCGGTATCGACTCTTACGGGTCCAACGAACGCAGACGTCGTGGTTGCCCAGCAGATCCTTGACGAGGTGTGTCGGGACCTGATGAGTCGGGAGTGGTCATGGAACACCCTGAAGAAGCAGACACTCATCCCCGACATCAACGGGAACGTGACCGTTCCGTCGAATTGGGTCCGCGTGGATCACCCAACCAAGGACTACGCCAAGAAGGGCTCGCGTCTTTACGACCGCGACAAGGAAACGGACGTTTTCGATGGTCATGTCAAGGAACTTCAGGCCATCGTCCTACTTGACTGGGATGACATGCCGGAACCCGCCCGTCGATACGCCATGATCCGCGCCGGCCGAACCATGGGGGCCCGCATGGTCGGCAGCGAAAAGGTGGTTGCATTCACGGAGCGTGACGAAGCCCAGTCCTTCATGGTGCTCCGCGAGTTTGAGGCAGAGCAGGCTGACTTCAACATCTTCAACAACCCCGACGTCTCCTACAACAACCGCCGCTGGGCATGAACATCGTCTCCGTCCAGGTACCGAACCTCATCCAAGGGGTTTCTCAGCAACCCCCGCAAATGAGGCTCCCGTCGCAGCTCGAGGAACAGGTCAACGCTTACCCCTCGCTGTCCGATGGGCTCACGAAGCGCCCTCCGACAAATCATGTGAAGCGCCTGACCACGGACGCTCCTGACCAGTTCATTCACTTCATCAACCGTGATTCATCCGAGAGGTATGTGGTCCGAATCACCGCAAGTGGCCTGAAGGTGTTCACGCTTGCCGGCGTTGAGAAGACGGTCTATGACGCCCTGACCAACACCAACCCGTTTACGTTCCCTACCTACCTGAACACCCCAGGGAACATTCGGGCAATCACCATTGCCGATTACACCTTCTTGCTCAATCGCGGGCAGACGGTGGCGATGGGTACCACTACGAGTGCTGCGGCCGCTCGAGAGGGCTTGGTCACGATCATCCAGGCTTCCTACAGCACCGACTACAGCGTGACAATCAAGGTCGGTGCGAATCAGTACACCTACACCAATACGACTGCCACCGCCGCGGCGAGCACTACCGGGATTGTCACGGCCCTTGTCAGTTCGATCAACGCAGCGACGGGTACGACCGGACTGACGGCAACAAGTTACGGATCTACCTTTCTTGTCAGCCATGGGACTTCAGACTTCTCTCTGAAGGTCTCCGACTCAGGAGGCGGAAGCCTCATGTCCTGCGCCAAGGGCAAGGTCAGCAGACTTGCAGACCTCCCGTTGCAGGCAAAGCACGGGTTCAAGGTTGCCGTCGGGGCGGCGGTTGATGAGCCTGAAGCGAGTGACTACTACGTT